AGATTTGGTGAAATATGCTGATCCCAGTCTCCCGTATGAATTAATTGACATTTATCAATTTCTATATGGAAATCCCGTAAGCAATCTTGATGTATTGCTTGAAGGCGCCCAGGGATTTCAAATTGATATTGATTGGGGGGATTACCCGTATGTTACTTCCAGTCATTGTACTGTAGGAAGCGTGGCGTTAAACGGCGTGGCACCCAGATACTGGAGAAATGTGTATGGTGTCATGAAGGCATATGAAACATATTCTGGATTCAAGACATTTAATAATGGTCATGAAAACGCGCGCGCACAAATCATCTTGGATAAAATTCAAGAGTTAGGACAAGAATTTGGAGCCACAACAGGAAGAAAGCGACAAGTTCGCTGGTTGGATCTTGACGGCGTAATTCAAGCCATGTATATTAACAACATCACGGATGTTATCATTAACAAAGTGGATGTGTTGGACATGGTGGGCACGTATGGAGTTTTTGCACGTGGAAAATTTCATGAGTTTAAAACCCCTAATGGATTCCGTGGTTTTGTTGAAGACCATCTTAGCACCTATTATAAACCTGTGTTGAATAGCATCACATGGTCCACTTCACCGGAGAAAATATGAGAATTTTAGTTATGGGATTGCCGGGGTCTGGGAAAACTACCCTGGCCAAGGTATTAGCAGAAAAGTTGAATGCCGTGTATTTCAATGCCGACGAAATCCGTAAGCAGTATAATGATTGGGATTTCAGTGCTGAGGGTCGTCTCCGCCAAGCGGAACGAATGAATAATTTAGCTTGGATAGCCGAGGATTATGAGAAGTGGTCAGTTGCAGATTTCGTATGTCCTACTGAGGATACACGAAGAAAGTTTGATGCAGAATTCACTGTATTCATGAACACCATTTCTGCCGGAAGATTTGAGGATACCAACAAGGTGTTTGTTCCCCCTGCATGCCCGGATTTTGAAATCACAGAATTTGGAGATGTAGATAAACAAACGGATGATATTATTGCTCGCATAAACTCTGGTCCTGAGTTCACAAGCAACCGTCCTACGGGTTTGATGATTGGACGGTTCCAACCTTTCCATGATGGACACAAAAAGTTGTTTGAAACCATTCTAGAAAAAGAAGGACAAGTATTAATTGCTGTTCGTGATACTCATGGGTTAGATGAAAAGAACCCATTTAGTTTCAGTAAGGTGGCACGCGGCATTCATGCTGCTTTACGGGAATATCAAAATAAATATCAGATAATTCAAATCCCAAACATTACAGGAGTATATTATGGGCGAGATGTGGGGTATAAGGTGGAACAAATTCATCTCGGTGCGGAGATTGAGAGCATTTCTGCGACTGATATTAGGAAGAAGATGGCTGAGCAATCGGACACTACTAGTTAAGGCTGTCATTTATCGTTTCTTTTCCGTTACAGTAACATTTTTAATTACGTTTGCTGTTACTGGTAGTTTTGATATTAGTTTAAATATTTCCATACTTGACTTTATAGGAAAGACTGTATTATATTACATCTTTGATATAAGCTGGAATAATTTTATAAGGAAATTATGAAGCCTACCGGATTATTTTTTACTGGGGGTGTTGAAAGTACACTGCTCCTGTATCAATTATCTAAAACTATAAGTAAAATAAATTTATATACGATAACTAACCCGTACATAAATTTAAATAGAATAGAAACCATAATAAATTATGTAAATGGAATATGTTTTGTGAAGAATGTAACTCCATTTTTAATACCTTGGAAAGAAAGTACCGGAGAACGCACATTCATTAGATGGGCTCAGCATTTAGCATCAGTTGAATTAAATGCATTATATATAGGTAGTAATGAACACATGGATCATTTACCTAAAAGGCAGTATGTTGAACATAAAAAAATCGTAATACCTTTTAGAGATTTAAAAAAAGATGAGATAGTAAAAATGTATATAGAAAATAATTTGTTAGACTTGTTATTTTTAACTCATAGTTGTTTTTCTGATAAAAATCTCCATTGTAATACTTGTGGGGGTTGTGTAGAAAGACGGTGGGCGTTTGAAAGGAATAATTTATATGAGTAATGGAAAAGGAGATAGCCCAAGACCGTTAAGTGTTGATAGCGAAACATTTGCCAATAATTGGGAAAGAATTTTTAAAACTGAACAACTGAAGGCTTTAGCTGAATTAACTCGTATACAAGAGGAGTTAGGATTATATGAACTTGACGCATTCGAACGAAGTAAGAATAACGCAGGAGAACATCCAAGAATTGATGAAGATGGCAACCGAATTGAGCAAGAACCATGTTGAAGCATTAAAGGAACAATGTAACCGTCAGGGAGTAAATTATGCCACATCCACATAAGAATCGACCACGAACTGGTCGTAGAAAGATTGGTAGCAAGAAGCGTAAGGCTCGCCGTAATAGGAAGAAGTAGTTGACAAAAGTGGTATATATGATTATATTATATTATGACTAACCAGTGAGGATATATGCCACATCGTGTCGGTTACTGTTGTATCAATAACACACTAAGTAAGCAAAAAGTTACCACCGGGCGGACTTTGCGCCAAGCCTCATTTCTTCAAGATAATGGTTTGGTGCGAACGTCCGCCCTAACTTTGCTAAACACACAGGATCTTATCACCATATTGAAGTGGAATGCAGAAAATGGTGTGGAAGTGTTCCGTATTGGTAGTAATATTTTTCCTTGGAACTCAGAATATCACATTCTTCAATTACCCGATTTTGAGGTAATTAATGAGTTGTTGTTTCAGGCAGGTGAGATTATCAAGGAAACAAAAATGCGGGTGAGTTTTCATCCGGATCATTTTGTGAAGTTGGCTTCTTCGAAGCCTGAGGTGGTTCGTAGGAGTATTCATGATTTGAATCATCATGATGACATTTTCACTATGATGGGCATTCCTGCCAATCATTACTATCCACTTAACATTCATGTGGGTATGAATTACTCAAAAACCATCATTGATAACTTTTGTGAACAATTTGATAAGTTGAATGATACAACAAAAAAGCGTCTGGTAGTGGAAAATGACGACAAAGCCAACTCATTTTCTGTGCGACAACTTCATGAGGAGATTTATGCGCGGATTCATACGCCTATTACCTTTGATTATTTTCACCATACTTTTCACCCTGATGGTTACTCGTCCCAGGAAGCCGCAGAAATAGCAGCCTCTACCTGGGATTGTACTCCATTGTTTCATTATAGTGAAAGTAAGAATCTAAATGAAAATGTTGATGGTAACCCGCGCGCACATTCAGATTATGCATTTAACAAGATTGACGATTACGGGCTAAATATAGATATAGACCTCGAAACAAAGGCAAAGGAATTATCATGGAAAAAATATCAGGAACTCGTGTAACGTGGTATCGTGATACCACAAATAAAAAAATCGGCGGCATATGCAGTGGGTTGAGCGATATATTAGATATTGATGTAACAATTGTTAGATTTGTATTTTTCATGTTGTGGTTCACTCCAGTTCCTATCATCACTGCCTATCTTGTTGCTTGGTTTATAGTCCCCAAGAAAGGAGATGTATATGTTGGAACTATTACTAATGCTACAACTACTAACACCCCCAGTAGTAAAGAACTTCTTACCGAGCGCAGGTAAGCGGGACACTACACAAAATTATATTGTAATTCATAACGATGGTGGAAATTTTGGTGCTTCGTTTACGCGCCGAGTGTTACGAATCCGTGGTTTAGCATATCACTATTTTATTTCTCGTGATGGCACCATACATCAATTCATGGATTTAAAAAATATTGCCGAACATGCGGGAACATCAAGATGGAATGGCTTGACTGGCTGGAATAAGTTTAGTATAGGAATATGCTTGCAAGGTCGTGATAATATGACTTATACCAATCAGCAGTATGAGAGCTTGAAAAAATTAGTGACTTATATTAATATAAGATATCCGGATAGCAAAGAAAAACCTATCCTCACACATGCTACTATTGCATATCCACGGTTCAGAAAATCTGATCCTGGAATCAACTTTGAATTATGGAGAATACATCATGACACTACCTACATCCCCGGAAGATAAGCTCAAACTCCTTGGAGCATTAAAGGACATTTCAGCATCCATGGCAAGAATGGAAGCAGAACGAGACATGTTGAAGGAAATCAAGAAGGATATTTGTGATGATTTGCAGCTAAATAGAAAAGTACTAAATAAGTTGGCAAGAACTTATCATAAGGGTAACTTTAGTGAAGAGCAGGAACTTCACAAAAACTTTGAAGATTTGTATGAAACTGTGACCAAGAAGGTTGGGTGATGGATATAAAATTAGATTTTGATGATGTCTTAATTGTTCCACAATTTTCTGACATCACTTCCCGTAGTCAAGTAGATTTAGTTACTACAATTGAGGGTAAATGGGGGTCCAGTATTACTGGAGTTCCTATTGTTGCTGCTAACATGGACGGTGTCGGTACATTTTCTATGTGTGCCGCATTAGCTAAACATCAAGTATTTACTGCTATCACAAAACATCATAGTGTTGAACGTTGGGATTATGCCATGAGGTCGGGGAATCCTGGTGTAAAGGATTTCGCTTTCATCACTATTGGCATGTCGGATGAAGATTTACACAAGGCAAAAGTTATTTCTGAACTAATGCAACATTATTATGGTGATGTTACTGTCAAGGTAGTTATTGATGTGGCTAATGGTTATATGAATCCTTTTTATGATTTTATTAGAAAAACAAGAATTGTTTTACCGAAAGCCTTTATTATGGCAGGAACAGTCACAACTGCTGAAGCAACTAAGCGAGTTATCAAGTCCGGTGCTGATTTAGCACGTGTAGGCATTGGTACAGGAGCTGTGTGTACTACTCGGCGAATGGCAGGAGTGGGATTTCCCCTGTTTTCCGCACTGGCCGAGTGCGCCGAGGCCGCAGATGAAGTGTCTGGAAGTGTGCAAAGTGATGGCGGCTGTGTTTTTCCTGGCGATTTTTCAAAAGCATTTGGGGTTGGAGCCCAAATGGTGATGGCCGGTAGTATTTTTGCTGGTCATGACGAGTCAGAACAAGAAATACACGATGGAAAAGTCACTTTTTACGGGATGAGTAGCCATGCAGCCCAGAAAAAACACAACCAAGTGAAAAATTATCGTGCTTCCGAGGGCAGAATTGTTCAAATTCCCTATCGTGGACCTGTGGAAAACACAATTTCCGACATTTTAGGGGGCATTCGTTCAACATGTGCCTATGTAGGTGCAAAAACCATTGAAGAATTACCTAAAAAAACACAATTTGTTCGTGTTAACAATCAAATTAATCATTCACTAGAAAAATATACTATAAAAACATGATTATTTACTTCGAAAAAGAAAAAAATCACATGATTGTAGCTCCTTATAAGTGCGGCAGTCAATATTTAAACATGAATAAAGAAGCTTTTAATCTGGAAATTTATACTATGCCAGACATTGTAGATTTTTCCGCATATCTTGATGAAGATAATGCGTTTAATACAATGCGTAAAAAAGTTCTCAGAAAAACCTATCTATTTAAATCTTCAATTGAAAGATATTTGTCTTTCATTAATACGTTAGTGGTCACCGCAGAAACAAGAGATGCATATTTTTGGGAAGTGGCGTATAAGTACGCCACGGAAAATTTAAATGTGTATTCAGATTGGCATATTATACCGCATAATTTTTATTTTGATACTAGCAAAGAAAACATGGATGAGTACGATTTTATTGATTCTGCAAAAGATTATTCAAAGTGGATATATTTAACTTTTGGTGTAAAAACTCCTTCATATCAAAATATGATGCGTATTGTTCCTGTGCAAGGGTTAAATTTTTATTATGCTATGAAAACCTTTCAAATTTTAGAAGAAACTTATTCATGCGAAAAAATATTCCAAAACAAAATTTTACATTTGAACCCATTATGAAATACCTAGACATTTTAGTAGATTATCTTTATAGCATTTTAATGAAATACAAAGTCAAAAGGAATTTTAAAAAAATGAAGGAGCGAGATCCTTTCATATATCCCTAATTATGCTTAATCCAAATAGGTTTATACAATGGATAAATGTAATACGAGAGGAAAAAGGATACTCACAATACCGTATTCTAGAAAATTTTTGGGCTAGCCAAATTAATAGTAAATATTGGTTATTAGAAAATTTAAAAAACCATTGTAGAATCGGGAAAAAGTCCTCCATTTATATTTTTGGGGGTTGGTTCGGTATATTAGCACAACTTATCCGTGATAATTATCCTCAAACAACCATTTATAGTATAGATTTAGATGAAGAGTGTGTTTATTATGGGAATCGGTTGTCATTAAAAAATGACCGTATAAATTTCATTGTTGACAATATGGAAAATTTTAATGATTTTTCTAAAAAAACTTCTTTAATAATAAATACATCTACGGAACATATAACGCAAAAAACTTTTGATACATGGTTGTCTAAAGTTCCCACGAATGTCCCTATAATTTTGCAAGGAAACAATTTTTATGATTGTGAAGAGCATATTAGATGCTCTTCGTCTTTAGAAAATTTTTTAGAAATGAATAAAATGGATCAAATAGTATTTAAAGGTTTATTGAATTGTACAGAATTTAACAGATATATGACTATAGGTTATAAAACATGAGTGATTTAGAAAGAATAAAAAATACTTTACCTGTAATTAATTCCATTAGCCCAACATTCTGTTTAGCTAAATGGCATCACTCGCAAATTTATCTTCAAACAGGACATACACATAGTTGTTATCATCCACCGCCACATAAAATTCCATTAGAGGGTCTAGACTCTAATCCTTCATTATTACATAATACTCCTATTAAAAAACAAGAAAGATTGTCAATGTTAAAAGGAGAAAAACCTTCTGGGTGTCAATATTGTTGGAACGTAGAAAAACTCGGAGAGGATTATGTGTCTGATAGGCATATAAGAAATTCATCTATTTACACCAAAGAAAGATTGGATGATATTCTTTTGCATGGTGCGGATTACAATATTAATCCAGAATACATAGAACTTTCTTTTTCCAATCAATGCAATTTTAAATGCGGTTATTGTCATCCTACTGCAAGTTCTAGATTCAATGCTGAAATACGTGAATTTGGTCCGTATGATTCTGTAAAAAATCATCGGTTAGAGCCTACTGGATATACAGTTTTTGAAAATGAGGATGAAAATCCTTATGTAAAGGCTTGGTGGGATTGGTGGGACAAAATGAAGCATACTCTTAATATATTACGTATTACAGGCGGCGAGCCTTTGATGCATAAAAGCACCTGGAATCTTTTAGATTCTTTGGATTCTGAGCCATTGCCACACCTAGAATTAAATATGAATAGTAATCTAGGTGGTAAAAATGAGTGGGTAGAAAGGCTAGGAACCACAGTGTCACGTTTAATAAAACAGAAAAAAATTAAACAGTTTAAATTATGGACTAGTATAGATACATGGGGACCAAGAGCGGAGTATATTAGAACTGGGTTAGACCTGGCGGTTTGGGAACAAAATCTAGATACTTACATTAAAACTACTAAGTCTCCTATCACATTTATGTGCACATTTAATATTTTATCTGTGACCACATTTCCGTTACTCCTAGAAAAAATCCTAGAATGGAGAGCAAAATATGATGAATTTATACCTGTTATTAATACATTAGACCCTACAGAAAGAAAAATAAGATTTGATACTCCTTATTTGAAAGAGCCACTACAGTATGATATGAATATTCTTCCTTTAGAAGATTATCTACCGTATATGGATAAAACCTTAGAATTTTTGAAAAATAATATGGATGATAGTGATGTAACAAAATTCTCTAGCTTAGAATATGAGAAATTCAGAAGAGTAAGAGATTATATGGCATCTTCATCTGCTAATGAAAATTATTCAATTACTAAAATAAAGGAAGGTAGAGCAGATTTTTATAATTGGTTCTGTGAGTTTGATTATCGAAGAAATACAAATTTTCTAGAAACTTTTCCAGAAATGATAAATTTTTGGAAGATGTGTGAACAAGAATCTTTGCTTAGAAAAATAGGTTAACACTCACTCTTCTAAAAGATAAAATGATTATAAATCTTTGTTACGAAAGTTACGAAACTAATAGTAATCTGTTAGGGTTTTCTGAAAAAACTCCTTCAGGAAACCCTATAACTCACGCATCTCCATTAGTTACTTTAATGCAGGCAATTTCAGATTTGAAAGGATATAATAATTATTATCATCCTAGAGAAATTATTTTTAATAAAATTACACCTGAAAATACGGATTCAGTAGATAAGTATATAATACCTATCGGTGTTTCTCATGGTCCTGATGATTGGGCTAAACCTGAGTTATTTTCTAACTTACCAGAAGTTTATTTGAAGGACCTTCGAAATAAAAAAGCTATGCTAGTTATAGACCAAAGTTTAGAAGGATATCATCAAGATTATATTTGGGAATTTTTTCACAGTCAGTGTAGTTTATATGAATTAAATCCGCGGTGTATTTTTTATGTGACAGGTAATATGATGACAGGATTACACTATCATGTGTGGTGTGATTCTAGAAATATTAGTTATGATAGTAGAATAAGAGCTATAGGTTATCCACATTTTGAGCATGTAGTTTATTATGATTCTATTAAAAGAAATCAAAGTGATACTCCTCTTCCTACTTTTGAAAAACATGTGTCTTATAAAAAAGAGCACGTTGAAAATATCAAAACCTTTGCGTGTTTAAACAAAAGACAAAGACAGCATAGAGTATGGATGTTTGTAAGATTGCTCGAAGAACAACTATTGGATTCTGGTTTAGTTAGTATGAATGATTATGGAAGACATGTTCGCTCATGGGAAGGAAAAGAATTAACCAGAGAACAGATTGAAAAATCCAGTGAAATTCTTCCAAAATTGGTTTATGAAAAATCAAATAATGAATTAAACGATTTACACTATATTCATAGATTTAATGATGATGTTTGTTTGGATACATTCTTTTCTATAGTTCCAGAAGCTGCATGTGGAGATAAAGAAAAATCTGTTTTTTTGAGTGAAAAAACCTTTAAGCCTATATGTTGTTCTACTCCATTCGCAATATGGGGCGGAAAATATTCTTTAAAGGAATTAAAAAAATTAGGTTATAAAACTTTTCATCCTTTTATTGATGAGAGTTATGATACTATGGACACATGGGATCGTTTAGAAGCTTTAATAAAAAATACTAAAAAAATTGATTCCATAAAAAATAAATTTGAATGGTTTGAAGGTATGCAAGATATTCTAGAGCATAATTTAAAGCAAATTGAAATAAATACAATAAGAAAAGAGCCGCCGGCCTTTTTAGAACTTGAACGTTATTACATACAATATTTTGGGTGAATTATGTGGAGAAAAAGTTATCCTGTTATTACAGAAGATTCAAAAATTGTTATAGGTCTTGGTGATAGTTTTACCCAAGGTCAAGGAGCAGTTCCCTGGAATATATGGGAACACTATGAATGGGACTTGACTGGTAATCACCATAAAGATTATTCTATTAATGTATATGAGTTGGAATATGAAGGTTCTTGGGTAAATCAACTATGTAAGAATCATATGCCTGGATGGACCCCGGTTAATTTAGGTCAACGAGGTTGTGGTAATAGAGCGGCAGTTAGAGATTTATATTATCATCCAGATTTAGGTTTAGAGAAGGCCAAAGAAAAAATAGTAATTTTTATGTTGAGCAGTATCAACCGGTTTGATTTTATATCTAAAGCTTTTAATGACCATCATCATTTTTATGCGATGTGGCCACATCCCTGGGACAAAAATGCTACTATGCCGTCTCTTTGGCAAGCATATCATGACCACGTATGGTCAGATTCTTTTGGAATTTTAGAATGTATTGGTAATATAAAGGAAGCAATGACCTGGTGTAAAGCTCATAATGCTAAATTTGCATTTGTAAATGCATTTGATATGTATATTACATATGAAGCATTTATACAAGGCTTTGCTCCTCATATAACAGATAGAAAGCAGCAAGAACAGTTCGTGAAATTAGTTGACTCTATACCTTGGGACAATTATATTATATTAGGAGATAAAATTAGTGTTATTGATTATCTGTTCGATTTAGAAGGTGAAAACGCTCGCTCTTTGAATTGGATGGAATGGTGTAATCAACATAAAGGAACTCCGCGCGGTATGTTAACACCATGCGGCCATCCCTCGGTATTAGGTCATAAAATCATTGCAGAACAAATGTATAAAAATTTACAAGCTTTTAACTTCATCTAATATGAATATTATCAATGGTGAAACTGTAAATAAAAAATTTCATTGGTTTCATCCAAAAAGTATTCTAGATAAAATTACTCCTAGATATAAAAATAAATTATTGCCTGGTTGGGTTGCAAAGTACTCTACAAAGCATTTTTTAAATAAAAGAGAAGAAGATGAATACATTTTTAATTTAAGTACACAACCAGAAGATTGGCACTACAGAACTAAAAAAGTAATTTACAATATTAATAGTGATGGTTATAGAACAGGAGAACTTTCTACACTAACACCAGAAATAATAAAAAATTCTATAATATTATTTGGTTGTTCTTTGACTTTTGGTTCCTCAGTTGCTGAAGATGAAACCATAGGTCATCATTTAAAAATGTTGACCGGTAAAAATGTAATAAATTTAGGAGTTCCTTCTAGTTCAATTTATTTTAATACAGTAAATTCTTTTTTGTTTTATAAATTATTTGGTATACCTTATAGTATTGTTTATATATGGACAACATTAGACCGTGATTTAATTTTTAACAAAACAAGTGTAGCGCATGTTGGACCTTGGAATTGCAGTGAGGTATCTACAAAATATACAGTAGATCCTATACAAACTAATTATTTTGATTCTTTTAATTATGATGAAATAAATGCTAATGCTAGAGGTATGTTTAATTCTATGATGGCTAAAAGCTTTTGGGAAGACAAATGTAAATTAGTTATGGGATCTTTTTTTGAACAGACAGCACATTTCACTAATTCCAATTTAGTTTTCTCTAATGATAAAAAGGCCAGAGACTTATTACATTCTGGTAGTGGTAGTAATTATAATGCTGCTGAAAAAATTGCAAAGTTTATGGGTGAGATATGAAAAGTTTTTATGATAGTAATGCCGATAAGGCAGAAAAACAGTTATCTGTAATTTCTAATAGCATGTGTTATGCTAAATGGGCACAAGTTTCTTTACACTTAACTAATGGAAGAACACACAGTTGTTATCATCCTCCCACGCATCCAATACCATTAGAATTATTGAAGGAAGATCCTTCAATATTGCATAATACACCACATAAAAAGGAAGAAAGAAAACTAATGTTGGCCGGCGAGCGCCCAGCCGGTTGTGAATATTGCTGGAGGATAGAAGATGTTGGGGGAAGAAGTGACAGAATTTATAGAAGTGGTGAGCCCTGGGCTCAAAATTCTGTTAAAGAAATACAAAAAGTTGGTGCCGAAGATAATATAGAACCAAGATATGTGGAAGTAAATTTTAATCAAGCATGTAATTTTAAATGCAGCTATTGTAGCCCCCATCTAAGTTCTACGTGGGAGGAAGAAATAAAACAACATGGTTCTTATAAAATACATGAGGGCGAACACAACAATATTTTTTATTTAAAACGTGATGGACTCATGCCATTAAAAGTATCTAATAGGGATAATCCATATGTAGAGGCTTTTTGGGAATGGTGGCCTAAACTATATAAAAATCTTGAAGTTTTTAGAATGACTGGCGGAGAACCATTAATGGATCATAATACTTTTAAAGTGTTAGATTACATCAATGAAAATCCAAATTCAGATTTAGAACTGAGCATTACTTCTAATTTATGTCCCCCGAACCAAGAATTATTACATAAATTTGTAGAAAAAATAAAAAAAATCGAAGAAATACATATTTGGAAAGATGATGAAAAATTTAATCCGAGTTCTGGTAATCATTGGTACGTTCAGCCTGCGTGTAAAAACGTAACCGTTTTTGTGAGTTTAGATTCGTATGGACAACACGCTGAATATATACGTCATGGTATGAATTTTAAACAATTGCAAAAAAATATTGAATATATTTTAAAAGAAACTAATCAAGTTAACATTACTTTTATTAATACTTTTAACATTTTAAGTTTACCTAAGTTTGATAAATTTTTACAGTACATATTAAAGCTACGAGAAAAATATTCTAGAGAAAAACAAGGAATTAAAAAAATTCCTATAATTGATCCTTGGTATAAACACCCAGATTTTATTTTAAATCCTAGACAGCGTATAGGATTTGATATTCCACTGTTACGATATCCTTTATGGCAGTGTATACAAATACTACCGCCTAAATATCATAAATATCTGGAAAAATCCATAAAGTTCATGAAAGAGAATAGGTCAGATGAAGTTAAACAAGATTTCCGAGGATTTAGAGACTTTGAAATTGATAAAGCTGAAAGAAATCTACAATGGATGAAGGAAGGTGCTAATATGAAACCTTCAGAAAAAGAAATTGCTTTAAAAAATTTAAAATTATTTTTTAAACAACATGATGAGCGCAGAAAAACTAATTTCACACAGACTTTTCCGGAATTAAAAGAACTTTTAGAGGATTAAATGAAAAAAAAACTACTAATTACATTGGGGTGTAGTTACACAGAGGGTGTGGGGGCGTATTCTGATGATATAGAAAAACCTTTAACTAAAAAAGAAAGAAAAAATGACCTTATACCACAAAGCATTTATCAATTGCATCGTCCAAATTTTCATAAAGAAGGATGGCCGATAAAATTACAAAAACTATTAGGGTATGATTATTGTATTAATAAAGGGCTTGGAGGATCTTCTACTTCCGGCCAAGCTAAAAGATTTATAGAAAAATTAGAGGATTATAAAAATTTACAAACTGAGTATGATATTTTTATTTTTTGGTTAATGACTTTTCCGTCTAGAATAAGTTTTTATACTGGAGGAAGAGTTACTGATTTATTATTAGGTGCAAATACCAATACTAAGTTTCAAACACATCCGTTAATGATGGAATATTTTACTTTCATAGAAAATCCAGACTTAGACATGTGCCTAGAACAAATTTTTTATGTCAAGGTGATAAATGAAATTTGTGAAAAATATGGTATGAATTTTCTTTATGGGGGTTTTAATAATTTTATAACTACTAATATACAACTGCTTGCGCCCGAGTTAAAAGATAAAGCTATTGATTCAGAATGGGATAGTTTATCTAAAAATTTAAAACCAGAACATTTGTCGGAAATTTGTGACCATCCTAATGCTAAAGGATACACTGTTATGGCTGAAAATATCTTTGAGAGAATAAAATCTCTTCATCCACACTTAGTAAATAGTGTGCCTGCTACAGATTCTTCTTGGATTTGGGATGGCAATGGAAAAGTTTATACAGCTCCTGACGAACTTTATACCAATAATAGGCCTCGCGTAAAATGAGTAATTTAATTTGGGGAGTTTCCGCTCCCGGTCATGATGCATCTATAACGGTTATAAAAGATAACGAAATATTATTTGCATCACAAAGCGAAAGATATTCTGGGTTAAAAAATGATCCTAATATAAACCTAGGCATAGTCAAAGACGCATTAAAATATGGTAATCCTGATTTAGTTATATGGCATGAAAATCCTTATTTAAAGTGTCTACGTGGTTTATATGCCGGGCAAGGATTGCAATTTCATAATCCGAAAAAATATCTAAGAAAATATGGTATTAATGCACCCGTTGAGTTCGTTGGTCACCATCACAGCCATGCGGCTGGGGGATATTACACATCTCCATTTAGAGAAGCAGCCGTTCTTGTAATAGATGCTATAGGTGAGTTTGATACTACTACTATATGGCATGGAAAGGGGACTAGACTACAGAAAAAAATGTCTCTCAAGTATCCGCATAGTTTGGGGTTATGGTATTCAGCTATGACACATCGAATTGGATTAAAACCTAACGAAGAAGAATATATATTGATGGGTATGGCAGCATACGGCGATCCATTAAAATATACTTCTATAATATTAGAAGATTTTTTTGATAGTAAAAAATTATTAAAGCTAAATCACAATCTTCATAGAGGATGTTCCTGGTGGAGACCAGAATTAAACACTGAACAAGACAAGTATGATATTGCAGCTGCAACACAATTCATATATGAACTTCATTTGCACGATTTATTAGATAAAACAAAAAAAATAACAAATTCTGATAATGTAGTATTAAGCGGAGGCTGTGCATTAAATTGTGTGGCGAATGAAATAGCTTTTAAGTATTTTAAAAATGTTTGGATTATGCCAAACCCAGGGGACGCTGGAAATAGTTTAGGTTGTGTTGCTGCTTTTCAGGAAGAATTTTTAAATTGGAAGAATCCATATCTGGGCCATGATATCGGTAATAGATACCCAAATGAAGTATTGATAGATACATTGTTAGAAAACAAAATTGCTGGTGTAGCTGCCGGCCGGTCTGAATTTGGACCAAGAGCTTTAGGTCATAGAAGTTTATTAGCAGATCCACGTGGAAATAATATAAAAGATATGGTAAATGTTATTAAACAACGACAAAAATTTCGCCCTTTCGCCCCTGCTATTTTGGCTGAACATGCTCATAAGTATTTTCATTTACCATGTAAAGACTCTCCCTACATGCAATTTACAGCAACATGTAAACATCCTTTAGAATTTCCTGCCATCGTTCATGTAGACGGAACATCTAGAGTTCAAACTGTCTCTGAAAAAGATTCACCAGACTTTTATAAATTTTTAAAATGCTGGTATGAAGAAACAGGTTGTCCAATGATTTTAAACACTAGTTTAAATATAAAAGGAAAACCCATGGTTAATACTCAAACAGATGCCATGGATTTTGAAAACATGTATAACATACCGGTATTATTTTAATATGAATAAAGTTGCGTTTATTGCGTGTGGTCTTTTACGAGAATTTTCATCCTGTTATCCTTCTTGGAACATTTTTGATTCCCAAGATAATTATGTTTTCACATGGGATTTAGATTATAAAAAATCTTGCCTTGAAAAGCCTATACCATCTATAACTAAAATTGAAGACCTTATAGAAGCTAAAGATAAAAAAATTATATTAGACTACCAGGTGTATAAAGATAATGGCAATATTAACCCTACTTTAAAGAGTCCTTTTCTATGGTCTTATGTGGAAGATAATATCTCATATGATTATGATTATGTTTTATTGACTAGACCAGACATGTATTTCTATAAGCGAAGATTTCCTACTTTAATACACCCGGGAGAAAATGAAATACAAGTTTTTTGTATAGATGGTCCTTTAATGGGAGATTATGTTTTTTTTATGCGAAGAAGCACATATAGTGTGTTTGTTAAGTATTTTTCAGACTATATCACAAAAAATGAACACATGCATATGATTCATCATCAATTAACAGATTTTTTTGATAAACATAAAAATTTCATTATAAATGATAATCTAAAAAAATTTTTCATGTGTGATATACGACGGCCTTCAGTGATTTTGTCAGCTATTGGTGAAGAATCTTTTATGTGTAATTTATCTGAGGAATTCAAAATTAGTTTTGATAGATGCAGGCCACCAGAAAGAATAGGTGTTCCTTACGAAATAGCATTATTATTAATTAATCCAACAATACTAACACCAAAAGAAAGAGACCTAGCATTACATAAACTAAATACACCAATCATTAATTATTCTCATAAGATTTTTGAAGCTGAATCCTTAGAAATAGGTTTGGACAAAATTAAAACTTATACTTATTTAACTGGGCGTACTTTTAAAGATATATTAACTGTTAATATGGAAGAATTAAATGTCTAAACGAGTTGCGTTTATTGCGTGTGGTCTTTTACGAGAATTTTCATCCTGTTATCCTTCTTGGAACATTTTTGATTCCCAAGATAATTATGTTTTCACATGGGATTTGGATTATAAAAAAACAGGTATTGATACTCGTTTAGAGTTATCGTCTAATGTAAAAACACAAGAATTATATAAAGCAAAAAAAGAAAAAGGAATTATTAATTACGAAATTTATAAGGATGAAAACAAATTATTATATAACCACAAAAATTCTTTTTTGTGGTCTTATGTAGAGGATAGAATCTCTTATGATTATGATTATGTTTTATTGACTAGACCAGACATGTTTATAAAGGTATTAGATGGTCACAGTTTTTCCTTTCCAAAGGAAAATGAGATACAAACTAATCATCTAAATTTAGAAGCAAGAATGGTCAGTGACACTATATTTTTTATGAGAAGAACTACCTATGCTTTATTTGCAAAAAAAATATTTACCTTTATAAGTTCTTATGGACCTGGTAGCATACATCATATTCTTACAGATTTTTTTAATAAAAATGCAGAATTTATTGTAAATAACAATTTACAAAAAAGTTTATTTTGTGAGATATATCGGCCATCTTTAGTAAATCAATCTTATACTCCAGCATTATTCCCATATCATATAGTAGAAACTACTAAACTATACTGGGATAAATTTCATAGGCCTGACCAACATGTGCATTATGACTTTGCAATTGTGTTGCTTAATAATACTATAGCTACACCTGATGAAAGATTTAATTTCTTGAATAGTATACAAAACCAATTAAACAAACATTACAATTTCAATTTCAATTATAAAATATTTGAGTCTAGCTCCAAAGAACTAGGAATAGATAAAGTTCTTAAATACACAGAAATATCGGATAAAAAAATCAATAAAATAGTGGTGTGTAATATGCAAACTGGTGAAATTGAAATGGTTTAATTAACCATTGACATCACCATTCTTGTACATTATATTTCATAGTAACTCAAGGAGGAACTATGGAATATATTTTTCGTGCCCTGGCTGGAACTACCAGTCGGTTAGAAAAGGAAGCCATTTTAAAGAAGCACGCTGATGAACCTAATCTCAAGCGAGCATTATTTCTTGCTTTAGATCCATATACGCAATTTTTCATTCGTCGCATTCCGCCTTACAAGACCGGCGTAATTAAGAGTAAACTTACACTTGAACAGGCACTCACTGAGCTTGAGAAACTTTCTTCTCGCCAGCTTACAGGCAATGCTGCATTTCAGCATCTACAATGGATTTTGGAATCATTACCTGCTGAAGATGCTTATGTTATTGAACGCATCATTGAGAAGGATTTGCGTTGTGGTGTTTCAGATGCCACTGTTAATAAAATTTTTCCCGGGTTGATTCCTACATATCCTGTCATGTTAGCATCAGGATATGAAGAACGACTCATGGATGCCATGAAATATCCCGCCATGGCGCAGTTGAAGTTGGATGGCATGCGTTTCAATGCTATTGTGGAAAACGGGAAGGTGACATTCCGTTCTCGTAATGGAAAAATTATTGATTTACTTGGTAACTTAGAAGAGGACTTTCAAAAGCTAGCTAGAGAAATTTCTAGTACCACCAAAACACCCAATGTTGTATTTGATGGTGAATTGATTGTGAAGGATAATTCTGGAATCATGAATCGTCAAAAAGGTAATGGTATTCTGAACAAGGCTGTAAAGGGGACTATCAAGGATGCAGAGGCAGCACTTGTTCACGCCACCATCTGGGATGTAATTCCGCTTGAAAGTTTCAAGATTGGTTTTTATAACAAGTATTACAAGGAACGTTTTGAGATGTTGGTGGCATTAGATTGGTATTTCATTGAAAAAATTTCTTTAATTACTACACAAATTGTGCAAAGTAAAGAAGAAGCACAGCAAGTATTTCAAGAATATTTTTCACGTGGAGAAGAAGGTATCATTCTAAAGGATTCCTGGGGATTGTGGGAGGACAAGCGTACCAAATCACAAATCAAGTTTAAAGGTGAGTTGGAATGTGATTTGTTGTGTGTTGATTGGCAAGAAGGTACAGGAAAGAATGTTGGCAAATTGGGTGCTCTTGTATTGGAATCCTCTGATAGTTTGGTGAAAGTAAATGTGGGATCTGGATTTACCGACGAACAGCGTGATAAATACACTAGAGAGAACACAGTAGGGAAGATTGTTGCTGTGAAGTATAATGCTCGTATTCAGGACAAAAAGACATTACAACACAGTTTATTTCTTCCAGTCTTTCTTGAACTTCGTGAGGATAAGGATCATGCCGATTCTGCATCTTCTATCAAGTAGGGGGATATATGGAGAAACATGAAGAATACTATGAAGAGTTGGAACGCCGCCTTCAATATTTTCGTACAGATATTGAAGAAGAATTAGACAATATTGAACGATTAGTATCAGGAAATGAATCTGCTGTGTTGTTATTGAGTTGGGTTCGTGATGCTATTGCTCGTGTTGCAGAAAACTATGAAACATAAATAAAAATATGCCGACTTATGAATATCTCTGTGAAAAATGTGAGCATTATTTCACACAATTTCGTAGTATCTCAACCATGAATCTACCAGAGGAGGAACCTTGTCCGAACTGTAGTGAGGTAGCCGTCAAGAAAGTGATGTTGACTGCACCTGCTATAGGTGATGCTGTTCGACTCCGTATTCGACGACCCGATGGTGGATTCAAAGAGGTACTACAAAAAATTCATGAAAAAACTCCAGGTTCAACTATCAAAAATAATAGCAGTTTCATTTGATGAAATCTGTTTGGCTGTACTCCGGTGGGGCTCGCGCCTCCCCGGAGTTTTTTTACCTTTAACCCAACGAGAGTTGTATGTCAAGAAAGAAACGCCTCAAGCTAGTCTCGTCCGAAACGTACATTGTCCAAGAAGAACAAGAATCAAAGTATAAAGTACGATTAGCTGACCTCAAAGACATTTATCCCCTCACCTATAACCAAGAGACATTCTTCAATTATTATCGAAAAGGAAACAAAGCACTTCTCCTGCATGGCGTTGCAGGAACAGGAAAAACATACATTGCCATGTATAATGCCTTTCGTGAAATTTTAGAAAATTCAGAATATAAAAGACTCGTTGTTGTTCGTTCTGCTGTACCATCCCGAGATATTGGATTTCTACCTGGCTCAGAAAAAGAAAAAGTAGAGGTGTATTCATTACCATATCAAGAAATTTGTTCCGATTTATTTCCTCGTTTTGGAGACAAGGCTTACATCAAGCTCAAGGAACAAAGTCTCATCAATTTCATGGTGACATCTTATGTGCGTGGATTAACTTTAGATA